ATTCTGGTCCACCAACAGCCATGCTTCCACCACTTGTAGAAAGTTTATCACTAAACATTTTACCAAGTCCACTTTTATTTCCTAATGGAGAACTAAAAAAAGAACGTGGTCCTGTTCCTTGACCTATTCTTAAATTTAATCCTTCTTGCATTCCTGCACCACCTAAATATCTAGCACCTTGACCTAAACCATAATTCATTAATCCTGATTTAATTGATGAACCTATTCTACCTGTTTGATCAAAGCTACCTATACCTGACATCAAACCTGCAGCTAGCGGGTTAAACGGTGCAACAAAAGGTGCAGCTTTAACTGCAATCTCTGCTAATTCATTTGGTATAATTTTTCTAATTCTTTTTTTAATCGAACTTCCTAAACCATATTGTCTTCTACCATCTAAACCCATGATACCACCATACGCTGCCATCTGTCTGTCAGGTAAAGTTGGTCCTGTAGGTTTAGGTTGAAAAGGATTAACTGGTTTTGTAGGGTCTTGTGGTAAAGGATTGCCACCAGCCATGTCACCTTCGGCCATTGCTTGTTCCATAAACTGTTGCATAGACATAGGCTCAATTCCTTGCTCTATCATGTCATCAACATATTTTAGATACTCTTCTTCTAGTTGAGCCATCATCATTTGTTGCATTTCTTGTGGAGACTTAGGACCTTCGTTACCTCTATATTTGATAGATGGTGCGTTAGTCTCTAATTCTTCTGAAATTTGTATATCTTCTATTCCCATGGTTTTGTCAGTTTACTTTGTTTTTCCTACTAAATCAAGAGTTGGCATGATAACTTTTACATCTTGTGCCATATCTTTATTCTTATAACCCTTAGCTTCCCAGTCTTTTCTTGTCTTAAAAACCTCTCCAGTTTCCTTGTGTCTGTAAGTTTCTTCTACTTTAGCGTCATATATTTTCATTATGTTGTTACCTCTTTCTTGATATTTAAATAGCTAATAGCTACATCAAACGAATCTGAGCTGCTTGATTGTACTGTAAAAGTTTTACCACCCTCTACTATTAGCGGTTGAGTCAATAATTCTGTTGTAACATTTGCTGTCAATGCTGCTGATTTAATAGCTGTAACACTGTTGTTTGTAACAGTCACCGTAGGTGTGCCAGCTGCTGTAACTAATATTGATTTAATAACTATAGTTTCATTCACTGCAGGAATACCAGACCCTAATGGTGTAAGTGCTCCACCTGTTGTACTGTTGTCTATACCTACAAATTTATATTGGTTTACTACTGCCATTAATCTAAAAAGAAACTTCTAGCTTCTATCTCCTGTTTTAATTCTTCTTGAAATGTAGTGTTAAGTTTTTCAAGAACTGCATCTAAATCTCTAACTAAAGACTGTGCTACGTCTTCTTCATACTCTGAACTTGCTCTAGTTAATGATTGTACTATTTTTGCCATTAGATACCGTCCATGTCTTCTAAACCAAAATTATTGTAGTCGTATTTAAATTTTTCATTAATCATTTTTTCAATTGCTTCTCTTTCTTCTTGTGTTCTGTTTTGTAAAAATCTTGATTTAAAACCACCTAGTAAGTCTTCGTCTTCTGGCATAGTGCTTGGTGGAACAAACTGTTCTACTAATTCACTATAGTTAACTGGTGCAATAGCTTCTATACCTTTTTTTTGACCAGGATAACCTTTAAGAAAACCAAGACTCTGACCTGTAGGAGAAGTTATTTCACCTGTAATTTCATTAATTTTATTTCCTAACATATCGTAGTCACCATCACCTGATTCAAAATTAGGTACACCAAAACCTAAGCTATTATAACCAGACATGTCATAAGTTGGTTCATTATATTTTTTTCCTAAACCAAACATTTGTCCTAAGCTTCTAACACCTGCACCTAATATACCACCACCTGTAATATAATCCATAACACCCCTACTACGATTAGTTTTATACGCTTGTGGTGCAAATGCTTTTGCTCTTGTTAATTCAGCAGGACTCACAGTATTTCTACTATCAAAAAAACCTGGATTGACTCTTTGTCCACCACCCGATGCAATAAATGAATTTCGGATATCTTGTGCTTCTTGACTTGGTGTTGGATCTACTCCTGGAGGTAATTCTGGACCACTTCCTGTTCCATCAAATCCAGAAGAATTACCAGTTTCTGCAGAACTATAATCTCCACCACCTTGATATCCTCCAAATCCGTCTGGTCCTCCAAAGTCTCCTTCTAAAGAAGGTATGCCTCCAGGTCCTCTGTTTGGTTTACCTTTTAATGATCCATATAAATTTAAATCTATAAGTATGTTTTCTTCTTCAGGTGTAATATAAGCTAACTTAGCTGTAGGTGTATCTGGTGATGACTTAGCAATTTTTGGTACAGTCACCATTTTTGATGGTCTGTAATTTTTTACACCACCTTGTATTTGATAATTAATTTTTTTATCTACTGACATTATCGTCTTCCTCCAGTTTGTATATCTAACCTAAAAGTCCCTAGTTTCCAACTAGTATCTACTGCCGTATTAGATATTGTAAGAGCTATAGCTCTACCTCTAGCTCGTGTGTCTACTTTATCTGTTGTAGAAGATACTGTAAACGGACCCAGTGATGAGCTTGCAGCTGTGTCGTTTGGATAATTTCTTAAATCTAATTGTACAATAGCATTTCCTTGTTGTGTTATAAAGTCTGGTATAATTCTACTAACTCTCATAATGTTTTCTCCATCACCTCTAAGATCACCTAAGTTAGTTGCAGCTCCTCTAATAACTTTTTGTGTAATATCATAATCACCAGATGTAATATTAGCTGGAATTGCAACAGCAGCTGTTGCTGCCTCTTGTTGATTAACTCCTGTTTCGTGTTCAAAATAAACTGTGCTTCCATCTGTATTACCTCTGACATCAAAAGAAGTGTCAACTCCTGCGCTATACCTTGTTGCATGTGGTAAACCAAACACAGCAGAATCTTCCCATGTTGTTCTAGGAAATAAAGAACTTGCATTAGTAAACCATATAGGTCTTTTAGCTGTTGAATCTAAATAACTATATGTAACTGATCTAGTGTTTACATTAGATGTAGATGTTGGATAAAACCAAGTAATCTCACCAAACAAATTATTTATACCACAATAAACTAATTGATTTGATGTAGTGTTAAGATCGTCATAAACATAATCTTCAACTAAACAATCCATAGATTCTAGTTTACCTGTGTATCTAAAGAAACCATTATCAGACATCCAGTACGCAGCACCATCAACCTCTACTGCTGCATTCATACCAATCAATCCACAGTTAGTACCAACTTGTTCGAAAGCAAATGTAAAAGGAGTTCCTACAAATCTCATAGTAAATAAAGAAGTATCACTCCAAACATAAATAGCATTTCTACCTAGTTTAGCACCCATGATCCGTGATCCGGCGGCCAGTCTTTGTGTACCAGCACTATTTTCAGCTGTAGGTGTGTAATCTGTAATATCTTCTTGAGATGAAAATCTAATAAACATGTCATCTTGTGTAGTCTTGTCACCAATAGTTGTTTCTGTTCCAAAAAATACTAAGTGACGGTCAGGAGTAGATACTAACATATCACGTGACGCTGTTGGTGCACCTGATATAATAGTTGCTCTTGTTGCTGTAGCATCCGCTGCATCACCATCCCACTGAAAACACTCTCCATTATGTATCAACGCTATAAGAGTTGATCCTAAATTGTCCAAGGACCATAATCCTGGATCTGTTACTTGGTCAGTGTTAGCTGCTGGTGATCCCCATCCAGTAAAACCAGATGAATTAGTTACTGTTGCACCATTAGAATGAGTAGTAGCTGTAGATCCTCTAGCTCCTCTTCCTATACCCGTTAGTTTATTTCCAGAAATACCTGTATATGATATTTCTTCTGTTCCTATCGTAACATGGTTTGTACCTGTAGACGGAAACCCTGTTGTACTAGTTAATGTAATTTCTGTAGCAGAACCATTGTTTCCGCCTGATGTAGCACTGATTGCTCCATTTAATGTATTAGTTAATGCACCTAATAAATTACCACCCCATAGTGCAATACCCCAACCAAAAGACCCTATCTGTTCAGCTGGACCTACATGATAATATTGATAGTATTTAACACTACCTGATGTAGTTGCACCGGACCCTGTTTCATTATTATCCATAGTAATAGTTAAAGTTGTAGGGGTTGGTACACTTGTTACCATATATTTTATGTCATCAAAATCTGCAGCACTATAATTAGAATTAGTTGCAGCTGAAAAATCACTAAATGTAATAATGTCTCCTGCTACAAACGTATGTGCTCCTGAAAATGTAATAGTGACTGTTGGAGATCCATTGGTAGTTGTAAAACAATTTGATATAGTTGTACCTGATGGATTAACTAATGGGTGTATATCATAATATACTCCACCAGAATATACATATAAAATTCTGTTTGTGCCTATTGCTGCAAATTTAGTAGAAGATTTATTAACAAAGTGATGCAATCCTCTTGCAACTCCTGTAAGTTTAGACTCACCTAGTTGTTGCCAACCACCTATTTTTTCAGGTGTACCATACCTAAAACGTACATTTTCTCCGTCTATCCATTGAGACTCTGCACCTGTAGATGTAACTTGTTTATTGAATCCTGGTAAAAAACCTAGTTTTTGTAACATATAAAATCCTGTTTATTAGGTAATATAGCAGATTGTGTGTGATTTCAATATGTTTAAAGCAGAGGGAATCTGTGGTGGATCATCCCCCTGCAAGCCTAATGTATAGACTATTTTTTAATTTTTGTCAACTTTACACCTTTGAACCAAGCAGGTGCGCCTAGTAAAGGTCGTTTGTCTAAGTAGTTTTCTTTAGCTGTTTTAGAACTAGATTTATTATAATGTAAAAATACTTGTCCACAGTTCTTGCCTTTAAAT